GACAGCTACTGGCTCTGCGAGATGCTGAACTTTGCCGTGTGGCTTGCAAAATGGCCTTTTGGAAAACAGAAGTCCATCTTGCGGTCACAAGAGAGCGAACTCGAAGCTCCGAACAAAGTGAAAGCAATGGTGAAGCGTGAGGGAAACCACAAGAAACCGAGCAAGGCGCGTTTGATACAGTTTTACTGGAATCTCGCGACTCAGGCTCTTTTTGGACCCCAGTTTTACGCAGTGCAGAAGACGATCTGCCATGTGTTCCGCCGGAAATACGTCAGTAGCGATATCGACGTGACTTTTGCCAGCGGGATGAAAGCGGGCGAAGTGGGAGAGTGGATGAGCGGCGTTTTGGCTGATGGCGCTATCAGCTTTTACGAACGTGATGGGAAAAACTGGGATGCTAGCATGCAAGAGATGCATGCGAAGTTCCGGCAAAGTATCTATCGCGCGTTCGACGCCGAGCTGGGTGATTTTGCGAGCTCCTGTGACAAGGTCAAGGGGTTCGCAGTTTTCCCCGGTGGTCCGCTCCGGTACAAGATGGACTACACAGTCAAGTCTGGACACAACGACACTACTCTCGGAAATAGCCTTGTGAATGCGGCGATTGCGTACGCAGCGTTCAAACGGCTAGGCCTCCGTGCGTCCATTCTTGTGACTGGTGATGACCTCTTGGTTGCCGCATATGACCCACTGCAAGTCGACACAGTCTCCACGATCGAAGCTGAATACGGGATTCAGCCTGAAGCTCGCGTTTTCGATGATTACGAACAGGTGACGTTCGTTTCCGGGATGTGGATCAGCGACGGGACAACAATGGGCTTTGTGCCATTGCCTGGGCGTTTGTTCGCGCGCCTGTGGTGGTCTGTGAAACCACCTGGCGCGAAGAATACCCAACCCTATTTGAGGGGTGTGTCTCGCGGGTTGCAGCCGGTCGCCGGTACGTTGCCTTTGGTGCGCGTACTGTTGGCGAAATTCGATTCCGCAGGAGTGGGAGCGCGTAGTGACAAGGGTCTGCAGTTCCGAGGTTCCGATTTTCGTTTCGGAATCGATATCTGGCGTGCTTTTGAACGCAGATACGGACTCTCGAC